CGCCGAGCGATTTTACAGGAACCACTTGAAACGCGTCAGCGAATATCAGAAGAGCCACCCCGAGAAGTGCCGAGAAAAGTGTAAAAAGTATAATGACCGATTGAAAGAACAGCGTCCAGATAAATACGCTGAGATCTTACAGCAAAAGAAGGATTATTACGCAAACGTGCGTAAGCCAAAGTTGGTTGCTGAACGCGAAGCAAGAAAGCTAGCAAAGCAACAAACAGCTACCGTAACGGCTTAATTGCTGTATAATATCTTATAATTTAAAGCCTTTTCAAAAAAGGGTTTAAATATACTTTAGCAAAGAGTGGATAGAGTGGAAGCATTTTTCCAACTTTAGAAAATCCAAGGATCATTTAGCAATTCTTCTTTGAAATCCCTTGACTTGAAAAAATGCCTCCACTCTATCCACTTTTATTTAGCAATATTTGTAATAATACCTATTTAATATAATTAATGTTATTATCTGAAAACTACTTAAAAAATAGTCTCCTATTAATGTATAAGTAATAAGATGCCCGCCCTTTCCGACGAATTAGCCTCCGACCGACGACAAATTGCCCTTGATTACATCAAGGAAAACTCATTACCAAGCAGACCGATCAAGCGGTTCATTACAAAACATTTCAAAAAAGTTTCAGATGAGGGTGTTGAATATATTCCCACCCTATTCGTGAAGGATTACTTCAAAAAAGGTGAGCGTTTGAAGGCGGGATCCAAATCAAGTTTGACCCTTGCGAACTTTGAAGAATATTATACCAAAGGTCACGTTTCACTTGAAGATAAAGACGGAAAAATAGTAGAATGGAAACCGACCATCAAAGACGACGAAGCCGAATACTTTGAAATCAGACCTTGTTTTGGTAACAAACAAATGGCGATCGTTGATATAGATGGATTGGAAAAATCAGGTGACGTAGATATCAAAGAGTTGATAGATAGTGAGAAGATCCCCGAGATCTTGGAAGATGCGAGTTTCTTCTTGTCTCGTAGTAAATCGTTACCGCATTTCATTTTCTATTTGGAAGGGATGCCCGAGAATATCAAAATCGGTCAATACGTAAATGTATTCAACGGATTTGAAGGCGATTTGCTTCTGAACCACGCTTGGGAAAAGATAGACGCGCAATTATATAATTACGACGGTGATCTTACTACAATCAAGTGGGACGATCTCGTAAAAACATTCAACCCCGAAAACGTAAATGCGAAAAAACTGTTACCCAAACCCGTCAAGGCGGTCAAAGAAAAGAAAGCCAAAAAAGACGACGAAACTGATGGTGAGACCACCTCAACGGCAGACGAAGAAAAGGTAAAACAAACCATTGAAATGATGGAAAAGATCGTATTGGAAATCCTCAAAGAAGAAGAAGATTTCTTCTCAACTTTTGAAAGTTGGTCTAGGATGGTGTATGGATTTTTCAACGAGGCGTCTGGGTCTCCGCTTGAAGAACAAGCCAGAAAAATCGCGGACGATTTGAGTGAAAACCATTGCGGTGGGACATATTCCGAAGCGAGTTTCAACAAGATCTGGTATGGCGCCAAACCGAAAATCAAGGAACCCGTTAAAATCGGAACATTTTTCAAATGGTTGAATGAAGTTGATCCTCAAAATGCCCTTTTGAAACAACATATAAATCAACGTGTTTCAAGCGGAAGTCTGACGGCAGATGAGGTCAGACAAAGTGACGAATATTTGGATTATAGAACCGACCATTTTGAGAAATCCCACTTCAAGCTTTTAAATCCAGTCCGATATATTGAGATTGAAAAGGATAAGAAAAAAGGCGTTAGTTTGATATTCCGTGACCCGACAGATTTCCGAGAACGACTTCGTGACGAAAAGGGCGCGCCAATCTTCAAGGTCAAAGGTGGAATGGGTGCGGTTCCGACCAAGTTCCACGATCTCTGGTTAGACGATCAAGATAAAACCAAATATTCTCGGTTAGTATTTGACCCAAGTTGGAAACCCGATGTGGATCCAGACCTTACGGTTCCAGTGTATAACGCATTTGGTGGTTTTCCGAACCACGACACTGAGATCAAGCCATACCAAGAAGAACAATCGGATTTCATTAAGCTAATGAAGTATCTTTTCAACGACGACAAGGTGTTTGAATATATGAAGTGTTGGATTGCTTCCATTATCCAAAGACCCGAGTTCAAAACCAAGGTTGCGCCTATCCTATATTCAAGAACCCACGGAACTGGTAAAAACTCATTCGTAGATGGTGTAGTTGCGATATTGGGTCGCAACAATTGCGGGGTGGTTGAAAGTATTGACGATATTACCCGTAACTTCAACGCGCATCTTTGTAATAAGTTGTTTATCTACGGTGACGAGATTTCGGCAAACGCAAAGAAGGTTGCCGATCGCTTGAAACAAGTCATTACCCGTCCCGAACAAAATCTTGAAAAGAAGAATATAGATGCGGTTCTTGTTGATGACTTCACCAATTGGCTTTTTACGACAAATAACGAGAATTGTTTCAAGGTTGAAGAGGGTTGTCGTAGGTTGTTGATGGTTCATTGTTGCGAACAAAAACAAACCGAATATTCGGCAAAATCGTATTCCGAGATCAAAGACCCGATCAAAATCAAGCAATTGTTTGGGTTCTTTAAGAATTACGAGCAATCCGCGGATAGTATCAAGAAATACGGTAAGTTTAATATCGGACAAGACGTGGTAATTGAGACCCAATACAAGAAGGAGATGCTTTTTGAGAACCGACCCGCCTACATCCAGATGTTATACAAGGATCCCAAACCATTTGTAAGCCGAACATTCGCATCAACGTCACTATACGAGGAGGCGCAGAAATACGCGAAAGCCCATTTCTTATCAAGCAACTTCACGAGCCAAGAGTTCGCCAAGCAATCTCAACGATATTTGGAGGCATTCAAAGTCAAAGGCAATACTTGTAATAAATACGTATTTCCCAATACCAGAACCGATTTGTTGAGACATTTATACAAGACCGATGAGGCCTATTACCGTTACATCTACCAATTGGACGACGACTTTGTTCCCGAGTTCAAAGACGAGGTTATCCAAAAGACCCCAGGTGGATACTTCGTAGCATCTGAAGATGAGTAAGTGTAACCGTTACAATATATAACAAATAATATAATTATTATATATTTTATAATTCCGAGATCGTCATTTCAACCGATCCACCATCCATTTTGATGTATTGGTTCTGGATCGTAGATGCCGAGGTTCCCATTTGGGTTGCGTCGGCATTCAGTTCGGCAACTTTGCCCGAATATTTGTCGGTAAGGTATATATTTCGCAAAAGCGAAACCCCGATACGGCGACCGAATATCTTGTTGAGAATGCGAGTGATCGCATTGTTAGCTTCAAACGGCTCGCCAGTGCTATTTACTAGTAATGGGACAGCACCAGTTTTCTTTTTGAGATCAGCTTTCAAGGGATGGAACTTCAAGTATTTCTTGATTACGGCAAGGCATTCGTCGGAACATTTGATCTCTTGAACCTTGTAGGTGCCCTTGGTCTTATAATTCCCGAAATACCACATTCCTGTAGGCAGTTCCAAGTAGTTGAAATGAGGATCCAAATCCGAGTTGTATTTGTTACAAACAACGGCCATTTGGTAGTCCAGATTGCGTCTGGGAGGCTGGGTTGTATAAAGAGACAGCACTACCCAGGACAGCACTTTGTTATAAGCATCGGTTCCCAACTTTTTTTGTTCTAACAGCGGTGTGACTTCTGCTGTTAAGTCACTTTCAACTTTTCTAACATCGTCTTGAGACAGCCAATTCTCTTTCTGGGTCTCACTCTTCTCGTTATTTGTAGCAAGGTTCTTGTTATACGTATCAAGCAAGGCGTAATATTTCTCGTAAAGTTTCTTTTGTTTTGGTTCAGTCTTCAAGAGAGAAACAATACTAATCAGATAGGTGCGTCGGGTATTGGGTTTATAATCCGCGATTTTTGCGACGATCGCATCAACATCCTTCAAGAATGTAAATGACTTCGGGAAGTCACCTCCATTCAGACGGCGCAAATTATTAAAATACAGCTTAAGACTACTCTCGGTAATATTCTTGGATTTCAGACTTTCAAAGAGCTTATTGTTTTCCATTCTTATATATTAACGCCAAGATTTTAATTTGAAGAAAATCCGCTAAATAATTCGGAAATTACAGAGTTATCTAAATCTTCTCCGATCGCAATAAACTTTTTTGGTGGATACCTCAGATCAAAATCCAAAGAAATATTTTTTGCTGGGATCTTTGAGAATGGCTTGCTGGTATCCCAATACTGGATATAAAATGGCTTATCACCACCACGTTCGTAATGTAAAATAACTTTGATATCGTCGTAGATTTCAATAATATCTATTCGGCCACATTTTTCGTCTAAACACATTATAGTATAGATCCAGATTTTTTATTTTACAAAGTATTTTATTGGATCCAATCGCAAACTAAAATATCTGGAGGCTTACCTGTTTCTTCGGATTTCTCCATCACCTTGTTTATAAAATCGTCTAGTTCATACCCGCATTGGAAGGCTAATATTCGGGCAATCACCCAGCGACCGCAGGTCGCAACAGCATCATTATTTTCCTGAAACTTCTTTTTGTTGTAGTATATCTTAGCATTTGGATATTTGGTTTTCAAAAGCTTAGAAAGCAAGTTTCCACCTTGACCCAAAGCGTTACGTATAATAGTTGGAATATATTTAAACTCTCCATCAGGCTTAACTCCGTAACTATCAAACCACTCCCAAATATCGTTATATTTAAGCAAAGCCGTCCAATGACCTACATTTGGCTTTTGTTCCGTTAAGAAGATCCTAAATCCCCTCGCCTCTGGAATGATTTCGTCAATATCGGTATAATTGTTTAGCTCGCTGTATTTCATTGGTGCGAACCCAGCTCCAAAGTATCGCTTGAAATCGCTGTCCGAGACCATTTTCGCCAATTCACGTTGGTAATGCTCTATCAATTGCTGTTTTCTATAAGCAGACATTTATACTATATAAACATTTTATATTTAGCAAAACTACATTTTTTGAATTAATTAGATTTTTTCCGAAAATAATCTTCTTTACTCAATATATACAAGAATGGTTCATTATACTCAATCTTATAGCCTCGGCAAACAACAAGAAACGGCGATCCTTCCAAAAGTCTCTGAATTATTTAGCAGAGAGATCCAACCTTATACAGAGAGATACTCAAAACACGACTATTTTTGCGACAAATATAATTACGAGGTTAAGAGCCGAACAAACCGAATGGCTCAATACCCTACTACGATGATTACCGAGAACAAGGCAGTTGGAGATAAACCTTTGATATTTATCTTCAACTTCACTGATAAGGTGGCTTATATTGAATACGACGTAACAAAGTTCGCAACCTACGAAAGACGAGACTTCAGTCGCGCCAATTTACAATACGATCAAAAACCACACATTTATATACCAATTAGTGACTTGACGATCCTTTACGAAAAATAAAATATTAAAATACGTAATTTAATATTTTACTAAACATCAAACGTTTAAGCAATACGAACCAATTTCTGGGTAACAGCCGTAAGGGCGCCGTCAGGAAAGTTCCAACCAACACCAGTTGAAGGATTAACCTCCAAAGTGACGTCCAAAATCTTTGTTCCATCACTAATAATGGGACAAGCGGGCATTACAGCTGTAGTTGATTGAATATCAACGACCCCAGCATTACCACCAACATTACAACTTGCGCTATTTATACCATCGTCTGAATAGGCTATATTAACACCATCATATTTTACAAGATAACGTGTATCTACAACAACAGCAGTTGGATCTACGTTGGCTACTTGAAGAGTTCCTGAATATAACCAAGTTCCACCAGGAAGGACGTATTGACCCGTAAGATTACCAGTTAATCCGTCTAAAATGTGAGCGACGTAATTTGGGGCAAGAGGAGTGGTAGCAATTTCAAGAGGAAGAGGGATCGCAATGGTTGAGCCAACTGGGAATGCTGGACTGGCGCCAGGAACGTCATCAAAAATAGGATTACCGACACAGGAGCGATAGGACATTTTATATATTTATATAACATTTTATTTTCAAAAGGTTCGTCTAAATAATAACCAAAAGGTTTAAAAAGGTGGATAGAGTGGAAGCATTTTTTCAAGTTGATGGGAACCAAAGAGAGAACAAGAGGTAACCTCTAAAATCCTTAAACTCAGAAAAATGCTTCCACTCTATCCACCTTCTATACTTAATAGTATAATACTTAACTTAACAATTGATCGGAAATAATTAGATTATATTTAGCAAAAATCTTCTACGACTATTATATAAATGATTTCGTCAATCAAAACCTGGTTCTGGTCGCCAACCAAAGACGACGCTAAGGTTGAACCAGCTCAACTTGCGAAACCAGACGGTTACAAGTCTAGTCAAGCATCTTCGGCTGTAATAATTGACCCGAGTGGAAATCTAATGGTTAAACCCGAGAAATCTAACTCTGAAGAGGAGAAATCTAATGATTAGCGCTACAGCAACTGATTTCTGCTGGTAATAATTTATAAATTATTACTTACAAATATCTGAACGCACTCAGATTTCTTGGCTCGCAATCAGATTTCCATTTAGATTTCTGTATTTGCTGTTTAGATTTCCATTTTGATCTATATTTATACACATTATAAGTATATATCCATCCGATTTAGATTTTTATTTCCGCCTTTTAGCGAATATAAAAATATTAGAGTATTGTATAAGATGTCTTTCACATTTCAAGATACGCCAGACCTGGTTTATTACGATGTAACAATAACCAATTTAGAAGGGATTGATAGCGTCCCACCTGTATTATATTTTAATGAGACCAGAAACTCTCCATTCATTCTAGACCCAGAGAGTTACTATTTAAGCATTGTTCGCTTCACATTAGACACCCCATCGTTACCAGTATTTCAACCCGAGATCGTTCCAAATCAAAGTAACAGAGATTTAACAATATATTCAGTAACTCTTTCCTGGACTAATCCAGTAGCACCATTCCAGACATTTAACCAACAGCAACCCGTTATATGGGCGCCTCAGATTGAGAGTTCGCCACCGCCCGCGCCACCTAGTCAGACCTCAAACAAGCTCCAGAACAACGCGACTGGATACTACGAAACCTTGAATTACCAATATTGGATATTCCTTGTAAATCAAACATTCCTTACTTGTTTTGCTAACTTGAACGCTCAGGTGACTGGCGCTGGTTTAGTATTACCTACAACTCACGCACCCTCGTTGTCTTGGGACACTACCAACAATTTAGCTATAATGACCGCTGACGTTGCTGGATACAATACAAGTAACGCAAATCATATTGGTATTTACTTTAACCCCGCGATGTTCCAATTATTTAGCAGTTTTCCCTGTTTGATTAAATCTTATTTGACCGTAACAGCTGGAAAGAACATCCAGATCCAACCGCTTGGTTTCGGAGGCGCAAATATAGTTGATTTCCCACCTTCGGCGCCCGTCGCAAGTCAATACAAGGCTTATCAGATAGTCCAAGAATATTCAACTGTATCACTTTGGACGCCCATCACGTCGGTGGTCTTTACTTCAAATACTTTACCAATAGTTCCAAATAACATTTCAGCGCCCTTGTTATTTATCAACGGGCAAGTTTATAACAACGGTGGTAACAACTCAAATATTTCCCAAGTCATTACTGATTTCGTAAGTGATACAGGAATATACAAACCAAATATTGTTTATACACCAACAGCCCAATACCGCTTGGTTAATTTAGTAGGAAACACTCCAATATATAATTTAGACATTAACGTTTTTTGGAAAGATAGGGTCGGGGTTCTTCAACCATTTAGGCTGACTTCGGGATCTACCGCTACAATTAAGATTTTATTCCAACGAAAGAACCCTTCGGGGGCATCAGTTGCCTACCCCAAGGACATTTAGATAGTTGATCTTTCAAACATTTAGAAACAATATAACATTTTTTCGCCAAAAAAAAATGTTATTGTATTATATAAAATGAGTGATTTCAAAACCGTCCTTATTGAAGACAGCCGAATTGCCGACATTACCGCTTCCGAAGTTTTTGGAGTTCAATCAGGTGCTTCGCAATCAACATACCAGCAATTTCAAGCTGTATCTACATCTAACTCGTCAATTGTATTCAACGTTCAGATCCCCAGTGAAAATATCGTGATTGATCGTCATTTGCTATTGGCTTCCCAGTTGAGCTTTCAGCTATCCCTTGGAGGTGCTGGAACCGCCTACGCTGTCCCTAACGGCGCCAGTTGCTTCCAGTATGGTCTCACCGATGCTCTTCAAGCTTTTCCCTTGAACTCTCTCTTCACGACTATCCAATCTACTATCAATAACGTCTCTATCTCTACCAATTTACAGGATGTCCTCCCAATGTTGATGAGAATGAACGACAGTCGCATCTTATCTCGTTACAACTCAATGACCCCCTCTCTAGCCGATTGCGCCTACGGTGAATACAAATCCGCTCCTGGTGCTAATAACAATCCTCTAGCCGATTATTCTACTAATACCTACGACGAGGACTTCT